CCTCCAATCATGCTACGTAAATTACGTTTAATATCTGGGTTGATGTTAGTTGATGTAGTTTTTATATTAAAAGCTAAAGGATCAATATTTTCAGAAACTACAGCTTTTGGAGCTATATTAGGTATATTATTACGGTTATTAGATTCATTAGATGCTTTAATTCAAGAATGTTCTGAAAGTCAAAATGTACCTTTTGAAGCAATTAATGCTGAATTAAATACTTTAGTTAATACATCAACCGGAATAAGTAATAGTAATGTGATACAAGCAACTCAAAATAATAATACTTATAAAGGATTTACTTTAGAATTAAAACTTGATGAAACTAATTCTAATAAATATCCTCGTCGTTTTGCTCAAGCATTAACCAAAACTGGAATACCTGTATTGAAAACAGATTCATCATTTGCCTCTGACCCACAAGTATTATTGGACCAATTAAAATTTATTATAGATTCAAACCCTCAGTTAACAGCTGAATAATCAAATATTTATAACTATGAAAACAGATATGTTAAAAAAGTTAATTAAAGAAGCAGTTCGTGAAGCAATTCAAGAAGAAATTAAAGATATACTTCTTGAAGCTGTGCGTTCTCCTAAAACTGTAGTTAATGAGAATGTTAACCCTATTCCCTATTCTACAAAAATTACATCACCTACTCCTTATTCAACAACAACCCACATAAACCCAGATATTAAACGTAACTTACGAGCTATGATTGGTGGTGAATTTGATACTACCATAACTGCTAATTCATCACACACTCAACCAGCATATACTCCTCCTCCTGTTAGTACAGTAGGTGAAGGTTCAAGTTTGCCTGGTGGTGAAGTAAGTTTAGATCAAATTATGGGATTAATGACTAAATAATGGCAGTTAGATTACCAAATAAACATCCTTTAGATATAAACAAGCGAGTTGCTGTTGGGGTATCTATTCCTTTTAATGGTAAAGGAACTACTTTTAATAATCTTTTATACACCTCTTCAGCTGGTGACACAACTATACCCGCTAATACGGATAACCAATCTCCAATATACTCAACAGGTAACTCAGTATTTAATTCAACATATACAACTGTTGATCAAGTTAAATCAAATATGATTAACTTTATTTTAACAAACAAAGGAGAACGTGTTTTAAATCCTAACTTTGGATCAAATTTAAGAAGATTTATATTTGAAAATATAACTGAATCAAATTTAAGAGCTTTAGAAATAAAACTTAGCAATGATATTAAAGATAATTTCCCTAGTGTTAATATCATTTCTATAATATTAACACCTGCTTATGAGGATAATGCTATCCAATTAGATATTGTTTATTCAATTTATGGTAGTACAGCTCAAAATATACAAATAACATTCTAACATGGCGACTGAAAATAGAGATATAAAATATGTAAACAAAGATTTTGGAGATTTAAGAAATTCTCTTATTGAATATACTAAAACTTACTTTCCTTCTACATATAATGATTTTTCCCCTTCATCCCCAGGCATGCTATTTTTAGAAATGTCAGCATATGTTGGTGATGTTTTATCATTTTATTTGGATAATCAAATCCAGGAAAATTTTATCCAATATGCTAGACAACAAAATAATTTGTATACTTTAGCATACATGTTAGGTTATAGACCTCCTGATTATAGATATGCTGTTTTTATTAATAACAACACAGTTTTAAAATCAAGTTTAGCAGGAACCACTGATTTTGTAATTCAAGATACAGTTGATTTTGCTTTTTCTAGTTCTTCAGATCCTACTCAAGTTAGTATTTTAACTATAGATACAGTTATAAATCAACCTGAATTTTATCTTCTTCGAAAAACCCGTAAAGCAATATCTGCTAATATCCAAACTACTACTTTTACTTTTGGTGCTCCTCAACGCTTCCAAACAGTAGAAATAAATAGCACTGATATAGTAGGAATATTAGATATAACAGATAGTGGTGGAAATAAATGGTATGAAGTGCCATATCTAGGTCAAGAAATGGTTTATGATAATATAAAAAATAATGGTTCTGATGCTGGAGAAGTTCCTTATTTATTACAACTACTTAAAGCACCTAGACGATTTGTAACTCGTTTTACTTCACCTACTACTCTTCAAATTCAATTTGGTGCTGGTACTACAACATCAAATATTGAAGAAGAAATTATACCAAATCCTACCAATGTAGGAAACAGTTTAAATCCTGTAGATAATAATCTAACCACAGCTTATGACCCAGCTAACTTTTTATACACAAGTACTTATGGTATAGCTCCTTCTAGCACTATTTTAACAGTTAGATACTTAACAGGAGGTGGAGTAGCAGCTAATATACCCGCTAATGCTTTCACTGGTATATCTAATACTAGTAATATAACTACCCCTAATCCTGCTATACCCGACGCTGGATTAGCTACAGATATTATAAATTCTGTAACAGCTCAAAATCCAATAGCTGCTACTGGGGGTTCGGATGGTGATACTACAGAAGAAATAAAACAAAATTCTTTAGCAGCTTTTGGCGCCCAATTAAGAACAGTGACTCAAGATGACTATTTAGTTAGAGCTATGAGTTTACCCTCTCAATATGGTTCTTTAGCCAAAATATATGCTGAACCAGAAAAAATAGAAAATTTACTTCCTGGTGAATCATTATCATCTACTAATTTATATGTTTTAGCATATGATAATAATAAAAGATTAAAAAATGCTTCTATTAGTTTAAAGCAAAATCTAAAAATTTATTTATCTCAATATAGAATGGTTAATGATTCTATTAAAATTAGAGATGGTTTTGTTATTAATATTGGT